TTACCGCATAGCCAGCTGGCTAACTAAAGTATAAAAGGCGGGTGAAAACTTAACCTCCCCGCCCTGTAGGCTCCACAAATCAGTTACACCCATGACGATCACACCGACCGCCAGGTCATCAGCCATAGTCTCGTCGGTTAGTCCTGCGTTTCGCAGGAATGACTTGACCGCCAGCAGCTTTTGAGTCAGCACCGGGTCAAAGGCAGTGCTTGCAACCTGGATGTTTAGCCCCTCTTTACACTCGATTAACAGCTCGGCGTCTGTCATTAGATCACCTCAAATTTTAGCTAAGCCTTCTTGATCAGCAGCGCTCCATTTTTATCAGATAGTTTGCCGTCAGCAATCATGGTGGATTTACTGATCCATTCGTCGGTGTCTGCGTTAAAATAGCGCTTAAAGGTCATCTGCATATTCGTGTTAACGGTATAGGTGCTAAGCTTACAGACAATACCAATGACGTCACCAGAAACTGCATCATCGATTGAAGACAAGTAATCTTCAACAGGAATTACTTCCTTACCAAGGAACCGCTCTGTCTGTATGCCATCTATTCCATAGGTGGTCCGGGCTACCGGTTGTCTGTTAGCGTCAACCATGCCTACAATATACTTGTTCCAGTCGGCGTCGTTCATGATGATTACAGCACCATTGCGGTAGCTGCGCGGCAGCTTGGCCAGAAGCGTAGTCTAGGTGTTGTATTCACCCAGTTCTACAGCAGTGGCCGTTACAACTTGTGCCGCTGGAATACCGGTATCCTTGGCAATCCCAAGGGGCTGGCCGTTACCAGTGCCAGAAATAATAGCTTGTTCTAGTGCTACAATCATAGCTTCGTAGATGTTATCGGCAATCGTGGCTTCAAATATCGGTAAAGCGACTGTGTTCGCTATCAGTTCTACGGCAACCCGACACTGGAGTTTGTGATAAGAGAAGGTAATACTGCCGGTGGTCTTTTTCTGCTTGTCTGATACGGTACCGGGTGTAGTCCAAGTAGCTACCGGTTTTAGCGCAGAGGTAGGCTGCTCCACACCACCCTGAATGCTGGTCTTATTTATCTTGGACCAGATCGTCCCGTAGTCTTTCATCTTCTCGATAATGCTGTCCAGGATGGTGGTCGGAATTACGGCTCCGATATCACCAGTGCCGGTAGTTGCATCAGCCCGGAATTCGATTGTCTCTGACTTTATGCCCCTCTGCACGTAGTCCATAAAGACAGACCGGTACTCCGGAGCTGCATATTTATCTATAGCACGAGGTTCAATCTGCTGGCTTTCACCGGCTACATACGTGCCGATTATTCTAGCCGCACCGACTGGTGCGCTGCGTTGTTCGCCGTTGCTCTCTGTGCCAGGCTGTGGCTCACCTCTAAATTCACCTTCGGGTTCTGGTGATACGTTTGTTACGGCACCCCTTAGCGCTAGAAGCTGGGCATCGACCATTTTACCTTCGGCTGCAAAAGCGTCTACCTCTTCAGTTGTGTTGGCGTTGCGGATTGCTTCCGGTAGTGCGGCTCGTCTTGCTTCAAAGTCCTGAATCATTTCATGAATGGTCATTATAGCGTACCTCCTGAATTTAGTTCTCTTATGGCTGCTTCCTGATGTTTGCGAAGTGCTAGTTCCTTAAAGCTGTCCAGCTTTGACCGAGCATTATCCAATGCCGCCTTATCCGCACTATCCAGTGCTTCGTCACGGGCTATTATGTTGGTCTCCTCGTATTGAGGGGACCATAAAGCTGAAATTTCATGGATCTTCTTGAACTTGGTTATCTCTCTGGTTGGTAAATTGGTATCTAGGTTAAGCCAGTTTTCATCTCTTACCGTAAAGGCAAAGCTCATCCCGGTTACGTCTTGTCTCTTTACTGCTGAATATAGAGCTTTGGCCTCGGGGTTGTTTTTCTTGTACCTCATAATACCTGTTTAGCTTGTCTGGCTTTTCCTGAGTCATTAACTTCTTAATCCCCCCTTAATGCATATAAAAAAACACCCCGTATCGGGATGCTCTTCAATCGCCTGCTGCTTTTGCTTCTGGAGCGCCGGCCTTATTCATTTGATACTTATTGATCAGTGCTTTATCTACATAGTTTAAGCTCTGTGTTATACGTTCACCGCCTACTATGGGCGGGTAACCGAGCAGCGCTAACTTCTGATTGTCCAATAATAAACCCTGTTCACCGGCGGTCTTTAAAAGCTCGAGCTTGGATTGCGTCGAGAGGTACATCAAGTCTCGTTGGTAGAAAATTATTTCATTCCCGACGTCGAGTTCGCGCTGGGTAAATAGCGTCTTGGAAAACGCCTGGCCCAGACTGATCAGGATGGGCTCTAATTTTTTTTCATACCATGCCTGATACTGCTCGTCGGTAAAGTCGCCTCTTAAGATGCAGAAGGGCACACCGATATATTTGAGGATTTTATTTTCTAGGAATCCTATCGTGTCTTTATCAATAAGCTTGGGGTCCGAGGTAAGCGGAGTATAGTCGCCCTTTAGGTCCATGGGCAAGATACCTGTTGTACCGCTTGCCATCTTAGCCTCGAACTTATCACGCTCGGCTTGTTGCTTTTCGTCATCAAGCATGGTGCTTATTTTCAATATGCCACGGACGGATAAACTCGTCTTGATCGCCTTGCCGATACCTTGCAGCACCGTGTCATTTATGGCACGGACTTTAAGCAGTGCTGCGTTATCCGGCTGCCCGTTCCTGCCGCCGCCCATGATTGAGTTGACACTAAACTTCTTGCGTAGATGGATCACATCCGAGTAAGCGAGGGTGAATTTATCGCCACTACCGAACTGCAGATCGACGAATAGTTTTCCGGCTGAGTCCTGAACAAAGTCGACTTGTCTGGGGTCCAATGGATAGAAGGCGGTGTAGTTTAGATACTGGTTGCCCCGGGTATCAGTTAAGGTTTCATAAACCGGATAAATAAAGGCGTTGCAGTTCATTTCCAGCAGCCAGATGATTTTCTCTAGAAAGTCCTTGGTAGTCATGAGTTCATTGGGGGCAAAATTAAACAGCCTGTTTATGCTGCTATTCACGGTTGTCTGCATGCCGTTTTTGTCTGTGCGGATGTGGCGCGGCATTAGCTTAGAACATTCATTGCGATTACGTCGATGCAGTTCTGGACTACGTCTGAAGCGTAGATGTTTTGCCCGAACTGACTGAAGAGCGGGCTCAGGCCATCGAGAAATTTGGCGTACTGCATTTGCTTGCGCTCTCTGCCAGTGAAGACGCTCTTGATCCGTGCGAGTAGGGCCACTAGTTCACCACCTTTTGTTGAATTAAACCGTCCTTTGCACCAGCTCCAGGAATTCGGACCTGTGGTCAATGTAAATTCGGTAGGCTATGATCATGGTTACAGCTCCGTCTATCTTTCTGTCCTCTTTGCCCTGGATCTTGATGGGCATGATCTCCAGCTTGGTGTTCATATTTAGTGCTGTGTTTTCCAGGCAATACTTATCAATTGGATTGTTGTTATATATGAGCAACTTGCTCTGCAGATCCTTTTCAACTAGTCTCATCGGCTCCGACATGCTGCCCCAGTTTTGATCGACTCTTTTACAGTCAAAGCCGTATTCCTCTTCCATTTCCTTTACCCAGTAGACGGCCGACCACTTGTCGTAGCCGGTTAGGTAGGTTTTGATCCCGTACTCTTTGTATAACTTTACAAACCAGGCAGCAACCAGTCTGAAATCGTTTTCGTTGCCCGGGGAAACGGTGATATATCCTTCTCTTATCCAGGCCGTGAATTTGGGCCGGTCCTCTTTGGGCAGGTTTTCTAGCTTTGATTCCGGTATGAAATATTGCTGGTATAAATACTTTTTGTCGTCGCCGAGCTTCATTAGCATTACCCTGGCGCTGGCCAGGTCACCGGTTCTTGAAAGGTCGACGGCTCCAATGGCAAAGCAGTTCCTGAATTCTTCTATGCTAAACGTATCGTCGCTGGCTATTGCCTCGGCGGTTAGCCAGGCTGCCGCGTTATTTTGCTTTATGTTAAAGTCCTTGGCCAGCACAAATACCCTGGTGGCTTGGCTGGTTTTAGCTTCCTATACCATGCCGCGCAGGAAGGACCATTTCTTTATTACGCCCAGGCCCGGGTTGCTCTTAACCCAGGGTGCGTTCGTCCTGCCAGACCTCAGCTTCGTTGTCCTGGGTGAAAAGCCAGATCAGCCAACGGGGGCGCTCCAGTTCGCCGGCCAATACCTGCCTTGCTTCCTTCAGCCGGCCGTCCAGATAACCGTCATTTATGAAGCCGTCAGTGGTTAACTCAAAATATAGCGGCTCATCTTGAGTGGCTAGCGCCTGGCGGATCGGCATAATCGAGGTGTTATCCTTGAGCTCATGCACTTCGTCTGCGGCTGCGACACCGATATTCCGGCCTTCTTTGGCCCCGGTCTTGGCAGATATTTTGCGGATATTACCCTTGTTCCGGTATGAAAATTTGCCTTGCTGCTTTGGTTTCTTTGGGTTGCCGAAGAAGATGCCCTTAATATTCTTACGGGTGACTCTCTCCAGTGACGGCGATTCTTCGCGCATAGCGTTGATGGCTTGAAACATTAAGTCTGCTTGCTCGTAATCGTTGCTGGAGCATAATATTTTTAAGCATACTGAGCCACAAAAAAATTCAGCCAGGCAGATGGCTGAAACGAGTGGTGTATTGTGTGTTACTGTCAGACGCTTTCCGGCTAAATACAGACATTTTGGCGAGTCCACTCCTATGCATTTAGTTGGTACACTTTCAATTTCCTTAATGTTGATTATGCTTTTATTTTTCATGCGCTTTGCTAGAGATTCTTTTAGCCGTGCATGTTTACGCTTTAGCTTAAAGCATGATTGCTGCTTATCTACAAAAAAGAATACAGAGTATTCTTTGAATTTTTTACCGTTACAGGTAACTATTTTTTCTTTTATGCTGTGCTTAATACCTAGTGAAGAAACTAATTCACTAAACTGCATAATAAAAGCGCGACCCTTCTGTGAAAAATTCACATTGTCCGCGCTTATCTACATAACCGTCTGTATCCATTAAGCCCCGCAGCAACTCCATGCGTTGCTCAATGGAGGCTTTCAAATATTCTTCCGGTATATGTTTATTTTTTATTAAGTTAAGTTCTCGCAAGGAATCAAAAAAACTATTCTTTATACATCTGGCAGTTACTCCTACGGCTATATTGCCGGCTCGATTTTTATTTATATGGCGCCTTGTTGGATAACCGTGTTTTTCTATGAGCATTTGCATCTCAGCTATATCTTCATCGCCAAAGGTTATTCTTGTATCATTTGACGAGCCATTGCCCAACCATAAACCTAATATATATGCAGCCTTATATCTTGTGTGGCCAGCCACAATTACATTGTTTTTATCTATAACGATCGGCACCTTAAAACCGAACTGTTTAATTGACTCGGCAACGGCAGCGACCGCTTGATCGTTTTTCCTGGGGTTGTTTTTATATGGCTTAATGTCTTTTATGTTTATATCATAGATGATCAACAAGAACTCGTCTCCTTTTTACTGCGCTGTTAATAAAAATAATGATATTTTTTCCCTGCCAGATATCCCAGTTACCAAGCCTGTAGGTTGTCGATTTTCTATTTATGCTCGAACATCTGCTTCTCTAAGTCCATCTTGACTGGATTATCTGCCCAACCGCGTTCACGGTCTTTGTTCTTTAGTAAGATAAAGCAAGCAGCGACATCGCCCGGCATATGTTTTCTTATCTTTTCAGTAAACTTAGTTTCCTTACCGTCCAACAGTTTGATAGATGTTTTTACTTCTTCATAATCGTAGCCAAGTGCTCGCTTGAATAAAGCGTTCTCTAGCTCTGTTATCGCTACTTCTTTACCTTTTTTGATTGCTTCAGCGAACTCAGGGTATCGGTGTGTATTCCGGCTTATCCGGACAGTAAATCCGGGCACATCCGGACACTGATTCCGGAAACATTCGGACAGCAATTCCGGAAGTATCCGGACACT